CCAACTATACCAACATTTTGTAATGCACTAGCTTCATCTTTTATTGCTTGTATTTGCTCTTTACTTGCATTGCTTGTCCTTTTCATAGTAGTTTCAAGTAATTTCTCAATTCTTACTTGATCCTTAGCTGCATCAATAGATTGTTTAGCAAATAAAACTGCACCAGCAGTTAATGCACTAAAACCAATAGCTCCCCATTTAGCAACTGTTTTCATTCCAGATTTTACCTTATTGCCAAATGCTTTTATTTGGTTTCCAGCTTTTTCAAGTTGTCTATCCATAGCCTTAACACTCTTAGTTGCTTTCTGTAATGGTGTTGTAAACTGGTCTTTTAAACTAAGTAATACACCAATAGTTTTTGCCATTTAAACCTCCTTTCTTGCAATAAAAAAGAGGAGATATTTTAACTTTCTCCTCTTAATGTTGATTAATTACTATTTATTTATGACTTTGCAGCAAGTTCCCATCCAAACTTTCCTATATATTCATAGAGTTCTCCATGTGTTATAGACTGACTACTCTTTTTTAAATTATACTTTTTACAATTTTCTCCAATTTGTTTAAGTTCTCTTTTATTTTCATCATTCCAATCAAGCCCATATTTTGTATAAATAATATAATAAAGTTCATCTTCATCTGAAAAGTCTATTTGTTTCCAATCACTATATGACATTTGTTTCACCCCCTTAAAATAAAATTATATATCAAAATGTAATATATTTATTTTATTTTGTCAATAGTAAAACAAATGTTATAAACTTTTATTCATTCTTTCAATTTCAAGATCCATTGTAGCCATCATAAATAACTTTTCTTCATATGATAAACTCAATAGATACTTCATAGAAAAGCCTTTTAAAGTATAAAAAGAGAGGAATGCCATATCGGCATCCTCTAATATTAGTTTTTTATATCTTCAATCTCTTCTTCTAAGACTTTACTAGCTTTATCATCTTCTTCACCTAATCCATAAAGGTTTAGAATAAAGTTAGATAGCTTGTTTATTTCCCCTAAATTTTCATCAAATATAGGTATTACAATTTCATAAGGTTGTGCTACTTCATAAGTCTTTTGCAATTCTTTATCATGTAAAATAGGACAATGTTTATAGATTAATTTACAGTTAGCATTGTAAGATGCTTCTGTTGTTTTTTCTTGTACACTATCCATAATTTTTATTACATCTCTTGCTCTATGTTTTACAACTTCTATTGTTCCACCTAATACTTCTGAATTGAATAATACCACTTTCATCTTATCATTTTCAGATTGTTGTTTTTTTGCAATTAATATTTCTAATGTTATATTTTTAGCCATTTTTATATCCTCCTTATATCATATCTATATATCTAAAATGTGAAAAACTAAAAGGAACTTCTTCCTCTCTTAATGCTTTATTTTCAAATTTTAATGCCATTAATTCACTAATTGTAACACCTGTTAATTCAACTCTTTCTGCCCCATAAGCTGTTGGGTCATCTAGTTTTGCAACTATTTTAAAATCTGGCATATTACCATTTCTTATACCATCAGCCAGTAACTTTCCAATAGTAGAGTCTATCTTATGTAATGTCATAGTTCCCTCACCAGTAAAGCCCATATATCTTTTTGACTTTCCTAGTTCCCCCATAATATCCACATCTTCATATTCTAATGTAACCTTAGCCTCAAAAGATTTTACAGAACCTAATTCTTCTCCATCTAGCCATACAGCCCCAAATGAACCTCTTAAAATTTTATTTTTATCCATTTTATTAGCCATCTACCTGTCCTCCTTTTAGAACATATTAATTGTAAATTTAAAGTCTTCAACAGCATTTAATATCTTAATTTTAGCTTTCATAAATACTTTTTTCTTAAATGCAGTCTTTTTAACTTTTTCATCATCCCATTCTTCCACTTCTTTTTTACCTACTCCAAGCCATGCTAATCTTTGTGCTTCAACATCAACTTCTGAATAGTTATCATATTCTTTATCCAAAATATCCTCTTTCTCTAATTCTTTGAAATAAGCATTAATTGCAGTAAAGAATAAAACTTGATTATCATATTTGTTTTTATACTTACCTATCCATTTCTTGAATGTTGAGTAAATATCATCTCTCATTAAGTCCATAGATTCAATTATGATAATGTCTTTCATATCTTCAGTTTCATCTTGTGTAATTTCTTCTAAAGATGTACATGCTCTTGCAACTCTTATATCTCCTTCATCTTTATACAAACAGAAACCACCTTTATCAATAACATCATCTATTTCATCAAATATAGAAACTTCCTTTAAATTCCCACATAAAAAGCTAGTAGCAGATCTAGTCATTGGCAACCCTGCTAACATTCCTAAGATTGTTGGTATATATTGCCAACCTTCAACTTCTCCTCTATTATCTACAAATGTAACCTTGTCATTCATTAAGTTTACTATGCCTTTGTTATCTGGCTTAGTAGCTTTAAATACAACAGCTTTATAAGTTTTACCTGCTTTTCTTACTGACTTTATCCAAGAAACAAGAGTTGCAGTATCTCCATCTTTCCCATCATAAGCTAACCCTAGCCAGTTAATTCTTTCTTGTGCAACTTTTTTTAATGTGTCAGATAATGTTCCATCTTTAACATTGAATACAACCACTTTATTTGGAGTGTATTCAAAGCTATCTTTAATCAATGGTAATACTTCAGCAGAATAATCATCACTTTTTATATCGGTAATATCTTTGTATACCTTTCTATCCCATTGTTTAGTAGATTCTTTTACTATTAATCCAACTATACCTAATTGACTTCTTTTAACAGCTGTAACTGCTAATTGTTTAAAAATAATTTCTATTTTAGGTAATCCCATTTATTTACCTCCTATTTCTTATCAAAACGATACTCTAATTCTTCCATCATTTCGCCATCTATATCATTTTCTATCTCTTCCATACTCAAACTATCAAAACTTGCTATTAATACTCCATCTTCAGTTTCTTCAAACTCTATTTCATCAACAGGAATGGCAAAAGTTTCATTTACCCATAATGTACCTAAGAAAGCATTTTCAATTTCATCAGATATTTTTAATCTTTCTTCTCTTCCTTTACCAGGTAAAGTAGTAAAAAAATAAATTCTGATTGTAAAGTTTCTTTCCTTAAAAGTAGTCATAAAAGCACTTGTTTTAAGACCATCTAATTCAGTTCTAAAACTAGGTCTATTAAACTTTTCTCCTAAGTCTTTACTATCAATTTCTATTTTAGGAAATGTTTCTTTAAGTTTTACATTAACAGCTTTTAGTATCTGACTTAATTTAATCATTAGAAACCTCCATTTTTAATAACTTCATCTATAAAACCATCTGCTGCTTGTAAAAATTCATCTTGAAACTCTCTCTGTGAATCTTCTAAAATATGCTCTCCTTTTTTAAAACCATGTTCTTTACCAGTTTTATCTTTTATGATATGCCCATTCTCTATTAAATGTGCATGAGGCATTGAGTTATAAACTCTAACTGTATCTTCTTCACCTTTATATTTATAAACTTTACCTCTTTTAAAACCTTTCAAATAGTTACCAGTTTTAACTTTTACTTTAGATTTTGCTTTCTTTTTAGCCTTAGCTTTTAATTTATTCCCTTGTTTTTGTAAGAATTTTTTAGCTTCTTTTGGGTATTTTCTAGCAAGTCTTAATACTTCTTTTTCAAGATTTTCTAAATCATTTGTTGAAAAAACTCCCATTTTACTCCTCTTTTCTTACACAAAAAACTTCTATGAACTGATTATCTTTAAAATCTCTGTTAAAATAAATAACTTCATACTTCAATCCCTCATAAATAAAAAACCAGTCCTTTTTTATTCCAGGAACTGATTTTATTCTAAATATGAATTTGAATTGATGTTGATTTTCTTCTGTTCCAGCTTCTCCATTTTTTACACTAGAATTTAAAGGAACTATTTCACAGTATGCTTTTTTTAATAACTCTGGCTTTTTCTCATTTTCTCCAAGTTCATTAACTGTGTCTATCATATGATAGACATCAATAAGATGTCTTAATCTCTTAGTTATATCATTCAAAATTATCACCTACTTGTAACTGAGTTAATAGACTTCTAGCTGTATAACTAAGGTCTTTACTTTCCTTTTGCTCTCTGTTATCATACCAATCTTGAACAAGTACACAAGCTAGAATTTTAGACCTTTTAATAAACTTTTCTTTTGTTGCTTTTTTATCAAAGTCATTTATTGCATCTCTAAGATAATCTATTGCTGCAATCATTAAAGATTGCAACAATGTATCATCTTCATTGTAATCAATTCTTAGATAGTTTTTAGCTTCTTCCAAAGTTAAAATATCTGCCATATCAATCACCTATTATTTTGTTTCTAATTCAAGATAAACCATAGCATCACTATCTACTTTTTTAATATCAAATCTTTCTATTGCTCTGATATATGTAGCATTTTTAGTAAATCCTGCTTCAGTTGATAATGCAAGTTCTAACCCTTCTCTGTCAAAGAATGTTATAAATTCACTTAAATCTCCAACAAACACAGGTGCTTTTGTAGTATTCATTGGTAATAAATTATCTTTTAAAACTACTATTTTTCTACCTTTAAAGATTTTTTGTGTTGTATCTTGTAAATTTACATCTAATAAAGGTCTACCTTGTTTATCTGTTAAGTTATCTAAAAAATTAAACCCTGTTTGGTTAGTTATAATTATTGCATTAGCAGATATTTCTGGGTCTAAATCAACATTTAATGCTGTATTAATAACAGTATAATCTGCTGCTGGTTTTGGAGTTAATGTTTTTAATATTGCAACTATCTTTTTGTTTTCTGTGTTTATAGCTTTTTTAGTAAATCTTTTTCCAATATAATCAGTTAAATTAGCAGTTTCATCTGCAAGTAAAGTATTTGATATAGGGATAATATCTCCATAATCTGCAACATTATATGCAACTTGTGCAAAATCAATATCTGATTTATTTATTTCATTTAACTCTTCAAAAGCTATTAATTCACCTGTTCCATCTTTTTCAATAGGCATAGTTCCTTTTAAAGATTTAACAGGTTGAACATTACATAAAACTTTTAATTCCACTTTATTTCTTCTTAATTCTTTTATTTGATTAAATTGTTCTGTTGGTACTAAGTAACCACCTTTGCCGTCTGTTGCTTCTACTTGCCCTGGTGTTCCAGCTGCATTTAAAAATTGTTTTTCTTCTTCTGTTATAGATTTTCCTAATAGAACTTTATTATAAATTCTATTAACATCCATTTCTTCATTTGTTCCTAATGGTGATTTGTTACCTTTATTCATAACTGTTAAAGCCTCCTCTGTTTCTACTTCTTTTATTCTATTTTCTAAATCTTTTAAACCATTTAACTTAGCATGTGCCTCTTCAATCTTTCCACTATCTTTTAATGATGTGATCTCATTTCTAAGTGTTTCTAATTCCTTTTTTAATTCTACTGATTTTTTCATAATTAAATACCTCCTGTTAATAACTCTATTTCAATTTCTTTTTTCATATTTTCCAATTTAATTCTTTCTTTTTCCTCTAATTCTGCTTTTTTATCATTAATTTTATTTAAAATATTTCTAGGAATATTTTTAAATTTTTGATTTGTAGATACATAATTCACAAAATTAGCCTTTTCATCAACCTTTACATCAAAATATTTAGCCGCTTCCTGACCATTAAACCAACTTTCTTCTTTCATTAGATTTAATATTTGTTCTTTGGTAACTCCTTCAACTGCTTTTTCTTCATAAGTATTAGCAATTCCATCTTCTAATTTTTCTAATACTTCTATTTGTTTTAAAAAATCATCAGCATTACCAAATATTCCACAACTTACTCTGTGTATCATTAAATAGGCATTAGTTGGAATAATAATCTCATCACAACCAAAAGCAATTATTGATGCTGCACTTGCAGCTAAACCATCAATATAAGCTACTGTTTTTCCTTTGTGATTTTTTAACATATTACAAATAGCAACACCAGCAAACATATCTCCGCCATAGCTATTTATATGAACATGAACCTCTTTGTTTTCTCCTTCTTTCAAGGCATCTTTTATATCTAATGGATATATATTTGTGTCATTTATGCCAAATAATTCTAAAAAGCCATCATTTTCTACATCACTTTCTATATCTCCATTGATATAAATTTCAGTAACTTCTGATTGATTTTTTATTTCTAACCATTTATTTTTACTCACTTTTAGCACCTCCTTTTTCATAAGCTATTCCTAATTTTTCTAATGGCACATAACTTCCATTCATTACAATTACATCACCTCCATCTATTGCAGTAAGTCCTGCCTTTTTTCTAGCTTCATTTATTGTGTATATTCCACTTTGAACATACTTGGTTAAACATTCAGCTTGAGTTTTTAGATCCCCTTTTAAAATACTTGCTACATTAAATTCAAAATGTAACCCTTTTAATCTTTCACTTTCTGTAAGAAGTTTTAAATTAAACTCCTCTTCATAGAGTGTCAGAATATATAAAAGAGTATCAATATAAAAAGTCAAGTTTTGCATTTCTGAATTTGAATAACTTGACTTATCATAATCATTTAAATGGTTTGGCTTTACTCCAAAAGCAGCTGCTATTTGTAAAGCACTATATTTTTTTAATTCAAAAAATTGACTATCAGTCAACTTTAAATCTAGTGGTACAATATCCATTCCAGGTGGCAATGGTAGTATTCCAGTTGGGTTATTTTCAGTATTAATAAATTCTTCTATTGCTTCAAGCATTTTCTTTTGTAAATCTTTGTTTAAATCTCCTGTGTATCTTAGAAGAGCCTTAGCTGTCAATCCTCTATTATATAAGTTATTCAAATACTTTTGACTTGCTTTTACTCCATTTAATGTTGTAGCCAATGTTTCTTGTACTGACATACCTACAATACCATCTTTACTTAAACCACCTTTTAAATGTAGTATCTCATCTTTTTGAAATAGATATATTTTCCCATCTTTGTTATATTCATAATATAAATCTTCTTTACCACTGAATATTTTTGCATTATCTATCCATATTCTAACTTTTTGAGGGTGTAAAGGATAAATACCTACTAAATGCCCTCTATTATCATAACTTAGATAAGCATAAGCATTCCCGTGATGGTTTCTCCACATCTCCATTAATGTCATCATAGGTGTTGAAGTCATAAATGGATTTGGTGAAAATTTCAATTTTTGTAATGCCTCATGATTTAATATTTTGTTATTATCATTATCTTTCAAGTGTAAAGATAACTTCCCAACACTTTCAGATAATACTTTTAAGCAAGTGAAATATGTTACTTCTGATAAATCTGAACTTACATTTATTCCAAAAAATTCACCAAAATTCATAGAATTAATTGCTGTTTTCTGCTTTTTTTCCTCTCCTTTATTAAAAAATTTTCTAAATATATTCACTCTCTCACCTCCTTTTATTGATTAAATCAAGCCATTCTTCAACAGCTTCATCATTATTTACTGTTTCTTTTTTATTTATTAGCATAATCTTCCAGGCATCTATTATTGCATCAACAGGATCTATTCTATTTTTTTGAGATTGTTTATCAATTTTTATCTCTCCAAAACTATTTGCAACAGTTGTAGCATTAGCAATGGACCATTTTAACAAACTATTTCTCTTATCATATAAAACTTGAACTGCTTTAACTGATAGAGCAAAATCCACTGTTGCATCATTTAAACTTTTAGCAGATTGTTTAACTTCTGTTAAATCACAGTCTAAAAAATCTAAATCACTTAGAAAACTACCAGCATTATGTGCATCATATCCACACTCTAAAATTTTAATATTATATCTTTCAATTACTTCTTTTAAGTGAGTAACAATAAACTTATAATCAGTCTTTATTCCAAATGCTCCAGTAGTCAATGTTAAAAGTCCCTCTCTTACCCATATCCTATATGGAACATCATCAGTTTTTTCATGTTCTGCAAGTCTTAACTCAGGCATAAATGAATGACTATAAATATATATTTGATTGTTTTCTAATGGAAATACTAAGGCTATACTTGTTAAATCTCCACCTTTTGAAAGGTCAAAACCTAAATAAGCACTTTTCCCTTTCATATCTTCAAGTGTCAAATCACTTTCACACTCTTTGAATTTACTTAAATCAATATATTGTCCATCTTTTGCAGTTACCCACATATTTAATTGCTTTGTTAAGAAGTTAGTTAATTCATCTCCACCTTTCTCTTTTGCATCTATTGCTTTTTGGCTATATAAAGCTATTTTCTTTTTGTTTGGTGTTATACCGTCTTCTTCAAATAAAAAATAAGGATTAGATTTAAGCCAGTTCTTCCAGTCCCATATATCATCATCCTTATCCATTTCACATATAAAAATAAAAAGAGTTTCTTTTTCAACAACTCCCTCTAATATCTTTTCACAAAATTTATAGTGTTCATAACAGAATCCATTTAAGTTAAATCCTGCTGTTGTAATAGCCAATGTTAAAGCATTCTCAACATCAGCTTGACCATCTAGCAATAGTTTATACATTTGATTATTTGGGTGTGCATGTAGCTCATCACATATGGCCAGAATATTTCCAAACCCATCCATTGATTTTGTATCTCTACCTATTGACCTTATAACAGTTCCAGTTGCTAAACTTTTTATAGTTCTATCATGTTCTTTTATTTTATAAAGTTCACTTAAATCATTGTCAGACTCTATAAAGTTTCTTATTTCATCCCATACAATATTGGCTTGGTCTTGCTTAGTTGCAGCACAGAATATCCTATCTTTATTTCCTAACAATGTACTAAACATTGTGGATTCTGCTCCTGATAGAAAACTTTTCCCATTTCTTCTGCCCACTTGCAAATAAGCCTCTCTAAATCTTCTTTCTTTTGTTCTCTTTTTCTTCCATCCATGTAATGAACCTATTATAAAATCTTGAAAGCCTCTTGTTTTTAAATTAGTTCCATCTTTTAAAGTTAAAGTATTTGCAAAATTTATAGCAAATTCTGCCTCTTCAATATCAAATTTATACTCTAATTTCTTATTTTTTAAATCATCTAAATGTCTTTTACATGCTAAATACTCCTTTCTGCCTGCTATCTTTTTACCACTTACAACTAATCTTGCATAGGCTGTTGTCCTATCTTTTATCATATTAGCCTTGCTTTCTTGTTTTTAACAAAGTTATAAATTTATTTTCAGCAGGTTCTTCTCTAATTGGTACAACTAATTTTAATCTATCTGTAGTTGCAAGTCCTAATTTTGTTGAGCATTGCATTATTTGTTTTACATATTTTTCCTGGACATTTATTAGAGAATTTATAATTTCAATTTCTCCATTGGCAGTTTCTTTATAACAAACAGGACCTTCTTTTTGTAACTTCTTGCTAATATTTACATAACTATCATAAGAGTTACAGTAGATGGCTAATATCCCTAAATCTAAGTTATCTAAAATATTCACTTTTCCTGCTTCAAAAACAATTCTTTCAAATTCTTCTTTTGCACCTTTAGATAACCAACCAGGAGCAATTAAATTATCTCTATCTATTTTCAATTTTTTCTCTTGTTCTTGTCTAGCTTTTATTTTTTCTTTTCCAATTTTTCCTGAACTTATATCAATAATTTTTCTACTTCTTCCTGCCATATTTTTTCACCTCCATAAACTGAAATTTCATTTCTGGCATTTTCTCCAGAAAAAAGAGGGGAAGCGGTATCAAAGCCAAAGACCAAAAACTTTTTTTGACTCCCCCCTACTTGTAATAATTTTTAATTATATTAAATAAAACTTCTTTCATTTTATTTTTACTTTCTAAATTTTTATTATATTCTGAATGGATATGGCTATGTGTTTTATCACTTACCCATATTAGGTTATTAATATCTAATGCTTTGCTTCTATCCTCTTCTAACTCATCTATATGATGTGAGAGAGTACCTTTAACTATGTTATTATTTATAACCAGTTCATATAAATCTAAACCATTGGCTTTTAACTTACATAATGCAGTCATACTCTTCCAGGCTTTGCTGTGATAAAACTCTGCATTGTCTTTATTTCTGAACTCTCTATCATATACCTTATGCCTTTCCTTTGTGCAGCTGCATACTTCATTTATTCCTATTTTCTTTCCACACTTGCCACATATCTTCATTAACATAATTAACCTCTTGAAATAAAAAAAAGAGAACTTAAATAAGTTCTCCTAAAGATTTTTTATAAAGAAAAAGCCTAGACATCTCTTTGCCTAGACTTTTCATTATATATAGTATATCACATATAAAAGGGAATGAACAGGGAGGAAAACGGTAAAATTTTAAAAATCTTCTAAAATTTCTTTAGGAAATAAATATAAGGATAAACTATCAATTAACCTATTTCTATGAGTTCTAAATGTTTTTTCACTGATATTTAATTCATTACAAATTTCTTCAACAGAATAATTTTCAAAATATTTTAATTCTATTATTTTATAATATTTATCCTTTTTTATAAATTTTAGAGCATTTTCTGTTTTTAAAATTCTATTTGTATATATCAATATTTCATCATTTATTTTATCTCTTATATACTCCTTTTTCTCTATATCAGGCTTATAATCAACATATCCAACTGGCTTAGTGGAATCAGGATTTATTTTTTTTACTATTTCTATATTATTTAATTGTTCTTTTAAAGAAACTACCATTTTTTGAAAGTTTTTATAGTTTTTTAAAATAACTTCAACTTTCCTATATGGAGATTTTAAATTATTTATATTTTTTAAATCTTTAATTTTTGTTTCTACCCTTTCATCTATGATTTTATATATTTCTTCTTTTTTCACTAATTCCACCTCTTCATTTTTTGTACTTTCCATTTCTATAAGCATTCAATTTTTCTATATGCTTATTAAAATCTAAGTCTGTAACTTTGCATAACAATAATAAATTTATAGTGGCAGTTACTAAGTCTAATGCTTCTGCAACAAAATTATCTCTGTTTTTAACATATCTAAAATCATCATTTTTTATCTCAACTTCATTTAATAGTTCCTGGTACTCTTCTTTTACCTTCCCAAGTTGAGCCATTGCTGTTGCATATGATATAGATTTATAGTTTTTAAGTTTATTAAAATTAATCTTTTCTTTATCTTTGCCATGTTCCCAGATATGTGTTTCTAATATGGTATCAATTCCATAAAAATTTTTTAGATTGTTTATAAAATCTTGAATAACTTCCTCTTGTTGTTCATCATTTAAAACATTCACAGATTTATAATACATATTTCTGGTTTCTTCTGTACCATTTAACAGATATTTTATTTCTATGTTATATTTAATCATATTTCTTCTCCTGGATTTTCATCACTCCAAATTATTCTCAATCCTGGTTGAGAGTTTTTAAGTTCCAAAGTTATTCCTTTTTCTGTTGTAATTAAATAAATAGTTTCTTCTTCTCCTATAACTCTTTTTATTTCTTTGATAATTCCAGCTTCATAAAAAGTGTTTGCTGCTCCATAAGCCTCTTTTCCAATAGCATACACTTCACTATGATATGGCATTTCTACATTTATTTCTATTATCTTTTTCATTACTTACCTCGCCTATTTTCTTTTTTCTATACAAGTTTCACAATCTGTTTCTGGACAATATATTTCTCTATTATTCCACTTTTTATTTGAAGTAAATTGATGTCCACAATTACATTGATATAGGTAGCTATTACTTTTTATTTGATTTTTACCATTTCTTTTTTTTAGTTTAGGTTTCAATCTTTTATAACCTATATTAATTTTAAAATTGACACTATTTCCCCAATATTGATGTCTACCTAAACCTGTATAAAACATTTTCCAACTTATTTTACAAGCCTTTTTATTATTAGTTTTTGAGTATTTTTTTGCTAATTTAATAATTTCTTTGCTTATTCTTTTTGACATTTATTATCTTCCACCCAATCAGCTATATGCTCCTCAACTCTTCCAAAATTTAAACAATTAGGACATACAAAACCTACAAACATATCTCCAGCAAAATTACCTTGTTCATCCGTCATTTGCCTATAATCTTCTATAATTTCTGTTTTACATTCTTTACACTTCCACATTATTTCCATCCCATTCCTTCATGTTCTATAAATTTCTCATCTAATATTTTTCCACAGTCTCTGCAAACTATAAAAATTTCATCTCCTGATAAACATTGAAATGTACTTTTCTTTTTCATCCATAATTTATTTTTATGTCTACAAAATAATTGTTTTAATTTTATAAAACCCATACATTCCTCCTAATTTGAACATCTTCCCGACATCAGCAAAACGATAAACTATTGAATTTTTAGCATTTTGTTGACTTCAACAAAATGTTTAAAGTACCTCTATTTCTACTCCTGCTCTAGCCTTATCAACTTCAAAACCTTTGAAAATTGGTATTATATTAGTAGAATCATCATCTTCTATATATTCATATTCCTGCATTAGGTCAAAAATTATCTGTGCAGCATTAATATAATCAAATTTTCTTTTACTGTCTCTAATAAAATAAAGTTCTATTTTATAAGGTTTGTTCTTGCCTTTTAGCATTTTAAAAAACTCTGTTTTATTAAATATCCAATCCATTTCTGATTTATCTATATATTTTCTTACAATTTTAGAATTTAAAAGCAACTTTTTACCATTCTTTAAAGTTACAAACTGCTTACTATTTTTAGAACTTGGAGTATTTCCAGCTATAAATATCATTCTTTATTCCTCCCAAAATGATTTACTCTTTGGCTTTCTTTTAGTTTGCCAAGTAAATCTAAACTCTTTTAACATTTCATTAAGCCTGTCAGAAATTTTATTAATTCCTTTAAATTTCAAAAATTCAATCATTTCTTCAGCACTTAGATTTGTAGTTATTATCATTGGTTTTTCTGCATTATATCTAACATCAATTAAGCTATTTATCTTTTCTTTTCCCCATTCATCAGATATTTTTTCACTTCCTAAATCATCTATAAAAAGCATATCAGCCTCTTTGGCCGCTTCCAATAATTGAGTTTCAACTTGAAAATTATCTTTGATGGTTCTTAAATATCCAGCTAAGTTAAAACTTAATACTGTATAACCATGCTCAGTTAAATAATTACATATGCAATTTGCTAAAAATGTTTTTCCAGTGCCACAACCTCCTCTAAACAATAATCCATCATTTATTTCAAGTACCTTGTCAAAACCTTTAACATAGTTTTTAATTTTTCTATATAATTCATTTTCTGCCTTATTATTCCCTAAAATTGCATTTTTAAAACTATCTTTCCCAGAATTTCTGCTAGTTATTGATAATTCTTTAAACTTCTCAATTTTAGCTTTTATTCTTGCTTCTTTTTGACAAGAACATTCAATATATTTTGTTCTACCTTCTGAAAATTCTAATAAAGTTGGTTCTCCACATTTTTCACATTTAGCTAGAACCTTTGGATCTTTATTTTCTTCTGGTATATTCTCTATAAATTCTTTAACATCTGTATTTTTAGCTATTTCTTCTATTTTTTGAATACTCAATTTATCCTCCTCTCAGGATTTCATCCATAGTTTTTGAGTAGTCTTTTTCTTTTTCCTGGTCCTGATTATTTTCTTCTTGTTTTAGAGTGTAGTTATCTCTAAGACAAGCTATAATCCAGCCATCACCTTTTTTATTTTTATCAGCATATTCAAAAACCTGTTTTATTCTTTCCAAGTCATTAGAATATTTAATTATATTTTCAATTTTTATCTTCCTGTTTTTTATTAAAAATTTTATCTCTTGTCTTATAATTCCAGCAACATTTTCCTTGTTGTTGTTATTCTTGTAGTTATTACTCATGTAGTTATTATTATTGTAGTTATTATTAGCGTATACATTTATGTTACTATTAGAAGTAACATTATTGTTACTATTAAGAGTAACATTTTCGTTACTTATAGTAGTAACCTTTTTGTTACTATTAACATCTGTTTTAATAGTATCGTTTTCGTTACTATTAGAAGTAACATTATTGTTACTATCAGATATGTCTACCAAATAATAAACATTGCTTCTATTATATCTTCTCTTTTTTTCTATAAGATTTAATTTTTCTAATTCTTTAATAGCCTCAGATATAGAGTTTCTTCTTTTTAAATTTAATTCTTCACATAATTCTTCATAAGAATACATTATATAAGTATCTCCCTCTTCATCTATCCATCCATTTTTCTTAGAAAGTCTAAACCTGTCAGACATTAAAAGATATATATCAAATGCTGTTAAACTTAAACTCCCTTCTCTTCTCATTTTAAAGAGAACTTTGGGAATTTGAAAAAAGCTCTCTTTATTTTTGTTATTTGATTGTTCCAAATTCCCTGCCTCCTGCTGTTAATTACTTATTTTTTCTTATTTCTTCCCATAATTTTTCAGCTTTATATGCCATTATTGCAATAGCAAATAATATCCCAAGAATAATTAATATTCCTATTGTTGAACCTAATATAACAAATAATATAAATTCAAGTATTAACATTATTCTAATTTCCTTTCAATTATTTATTATTTTCAAAAAGACCCTGAACCATAGTGTCATCATTTATTTGCTTTTTTGGGCTTTTATTATCCTCAGTAGTTTCTTCAATAAATTCACCTGTTTCAGCATTGATAATATCACCATTATTTTCAAGTATTTCAATTTCTTGTACTTCTGTATTCTTATCATCTATAACTTTAAATGATTTTTCATCTTTTGCAGCCATTTCAAGAAATTCAACTGATACTGGTAACCATTTTAATAGCTTTTTAACTACTGTTTTTTGTGCCATTTCTTCAAAATTCTTATTCCATACATCATTTTTATATGACCCTTTTCTGTACTTTTCTTCATGTTTTGTAATTTCATCTTTTGTCATATACTCAAATGCCTTAGCTCCATCTTTTAATATTGCTACTGCATAAAAGCCTTTTATTTCTCCTCTTTCATCAAAATTTGGCTTATGTGTTAATGTTCTTGATAATCCATACTCAATGTTAAAGTCATCATTTTCATATACTGTATAACTGTATATATCAGATAATTGTCCACTTCTTCTTAATAATTCAATTAATCCTTTATAACCTATTTGAAACTGGCACTCAACTGTACCAGCTTTCTTATTTTCAAATGGTATTAAATAACATTGCCCTAGTGTTCCTGGTTCTAATCCAAGTTGAGCAGATACCATTAAAGCACCCAACAAACTCTCTTGATTGCATTTCGCAAGTTTTGGATTTTGTCTTATAGTTGTAATAGCTATTCTTACAAATCTTTCGCTATTTATATGCTTTGGCAATGCTGTTGCAAATTGTTTTGCTCCTGCTTGTATTACATCAAATATTGTTTTTCCCTTTTTTTCTGCTACTGCTGCTGTTTTATTACTTGTTGTTAAACTATTTCTTGCTGTTGGCATATTATCCACTCTCCTTATTCTTCATCTCTATTTTGATTTTTTGGTTTTCTGCCTCTTTTCTTAGGCTTTTTTTCTTCTTCTATTTCATCTGTTTTATCAACTTCATCTTGATTATCTTCATCTTTTTTGTCAGTTTTATCTTCTAAAAGATTTTGATTACTATTACCTGGTTCTGTTACTTCTACAATCTCAGCTTCTTCAATATCATTTTTTTTATCTTCATCAAATAAAGATAAATTATTATTAGTTTTTATTGATGCCATTCTTTCAAATGCTTTTTCTATACAACTGATTGCTTCTTTTTCTATTTCTTCAATAGTCATATTTTCAAGTTCTAAACCTTTATTTAATAATTTTTCATCAAAAACTTCTGCCCAAATAGCCTCTTCTAAATAATATTCAACACCATTTATTTTTGTTTTTGGTACTTCTTCTTTACAAACAATATTATTAAAAATTATTGTTGTTTCACTTAATTTTTTAAATTCCAATGATAATTTTGTATTTGAAGTTTCAAAAACCAATTTTGTTTTATCTTCTTTGATTTGTTTTTCAATTAATGACCAACCTAAAACATTATATTTACTTCTTATAATTTCATCTGTATACCATTTTAAAATATTATCACTTATCATATTCAATTCCTCCTTATTTCACTAATAAATATTTAGAAACTTTCATGTATTTGTTTGCTAATTCATTGTATTTTTCCATCACTTCAAAATTTTCTTTTGTCATTTTTTCTATATCTGGTGTTTTTCTTTCACTAATATTAAATTTGTATTTACCTGCAACTGCTTTCAATGTTTTTTCTTCTATCATCTTATGTAAAATTTTTTCTCTTAATAGTTTATCTTCATCATCAATTAGCTTTTTTTGCCTAGCTAATTCTTTTATTCTTATTGCAATTTCCTCAAACTCTGGCAATTCTCTAACTTCATTATTTTCTATTTCCATTGCCTTTTTCTTCAGATGATTCATATAAGCATCACTTCCATCTGGCATTGGAGGAATCTTTTTTAATAAATTTTCTTGATAAAATTCAGTAGCTTTATTTCTAATTAAATTTATATCTTCCTCGCTTCTCTCTATCTTAAATTCCTTATATTGCTGTCCTCCAATTAGTACAGCTATATATGCAAATTTATAACCTGTAAGCATTAAATAATGCTGTACTTGTGCATAATAATACTGAGGTATTACATCATCTTCCCAGTCTTTTTTATTCCAAAGAGATGTGGTTTTTATTTCTAAAACTCCATAATCTCCTGTTTTTTTATCTTTTAATGCTCCATCTAAATTAGCAATTAAAAAATCATTTACAACTGAGTAAGGAACTTCATATACAATTAGTTCTTTATGCTTATTGGAGAACTCTTTTAAAATAGTTCCCTCTAACATATGCCCCCAATGTGTTAGTTCATTACCTTTGAAGTTGCTACCTTCCGTTTTATCTACATAAACATCAACTATTGATTTATAAGGATTTACTCCAATTATTGCTCCTATGTCACTTCCACCTATTCTTTTTGCTCTAAGTTCATGCCAATCATCTTCATTATCATAACTAAGAACTTTTGTATTTTCAGTATTTGCTGTTACAGAAGTTTCAAACTCTTCTTTTGTCATTTCTATTACTTCTGATTTAGTAACACTTATTAATTGTTCTAAATCTGCTTTATTTAATTTACTATATCCTACTAATCCTAAACTTTTTGCTTCTTCTCTTAATTCTTTAACTGTCATAATCTATTCCTCCGTATCTTCAAATAAAGATGATTGTTCTAATTTTACTTTTGCTTTTTCCTCTTCTAATGTTTCAAGATTTAATTTAGCCTGATTAAAATATGCTTCTTTTAATTCAATTCCCAAACTTCTTCTATCCATTTTTAGTGCCATATATTGTGTGCTTCCAATTCCCATAAATGGGTCTAAAACTATATCATTTGGATTAGTCCATAGTTCTATACATCTTGCAATTACATCAAGTTGCAAAGGACATATATGTCTTTCATCTTCTTCTGATCTTGCTTTTGTTCTATTTAATGTATTTGTTTGTCTAATATCCATCCAAACTGGATTAGCATATCTTCTCCATACTTGGTGAGAATAAACTGGTAATTCATTATATTTTTCTTTGTTTTTTACTTTTTCAGGATTAGGTTCTGGTCTATCTCCTTTTATTCCTTCTGGTTCATTTTCTCCATAAAATCTAGTAAGACCTTCAGGATGTTCTATTCTTTCAGGATTTTCCCCATCTTTTCTGAATGTAACAATATAATCAGGTAAACCATTTCTACATAAACTTGAATCTTTACATAATTGTTTATGTAATAAACCTAGTGCTTTGGTTCTTGTTGCTTCAACTAATGGATCTTTATATATAGTTACTTTTGAATGGTATATAAATCCCACTTCTTGAAACAATCTTATTATTTCTCCTGGAAAATCTTTTAAACCTATTACTCCATCTTTTGATTTCATCATAGGTAAATCCATACAATGAATACTTATTAATCTTCCTGGCATAAGAACTCTATATAATTCTTTTACTAAAAATCTAAAGTGTTTATAAAACTCTTTATCATTTTTGCTATTTCCCATATCTCTATCACTATTTGAATAAGTATATAAACTAGCAAATGGTGGACTAAATATAGAGTAATGTATTGAATTATCAGGTATTCCTTGTATAACTTCTACACTATCTCCATGATATATTGAGTATTTATCTTTTACTATTTGATTAATTACTTTCATTGATTGACACCACATCCTCCCAATGAATTATTTTCATCCCTTTATGCTTTGCATATCCTAATTCAATTAAACATCCCTTTGACATTTTTATTTTTTCAAATTTTGGAATAAGAAGAATATCACACTCATTTAATAGATTTAAACATAAATCTATCCCTTTTTCATATTCCATATTATTGTATAAATATCCATAATTATGGATTGGTGATATAAAATTTGGTTTATGAAAAATATTTTTCTTTATTAAAAGTTTTATAAACTCCTCTACTTTCTTTTTATTTTCTTCATACCCATCATAAGGATGAGCCACATATATATTTAAAGCTTGCATATCATTTCCTCCCATTTTGGTAATATCATTTCTATTTGAGGTATATATTCAGTTACTATTCTTGATGTTGAGTGCAATTCCTTTTGAGTTATTTCTTTAGTAAGTTCTACCATTTGAGATTGCATATATTTTGCATCCTCTTCCTTTCTTGCAATGTTTTCTTTAACTGTTCCTTCTTTTGCCGAAAGAATTATGTAAACATTTACTTCTTTTGTTTGTCCAAATCTCCAACATCTTCTAATTGCTTGATAATATTGTTCATAACTGTCAGATAGTCCAACAAATATCATATTGTTGCATTGTTGCCAGTTCATTCCAAAACCTGCTATTGATGGTTTTGTAACTAATGATTTTATTTCATTATTTGAAAATTTAATCATTGTTTCAGCCTTATATTTTGAATTATCTGAACCTTTTACTTCATAACTCTCATTTATATACTCTTTTAATTTAGCTGATTCATCATTTAAGCTACACCATATAAGCCATTGCTCATTTGAACTATTAACTATATCAGCAGCTTTTTGACATCTGATATTTAATGTTTCTTTTCTTACATTTCTTCTTTGTGTAAGAGTCAATTTATCATTAGAAAAATCAGTACCATCAGCTATAATTTCAAATATATTTAATTTTGGTAATGTATAACCATCTATTTCATATCCTAAACTATTTGGATTATCAATAAATACACACCAACTAGCCATCCATTGCCAGAATATTTTATCTGCATGCCCTTTTAATCTCCATTTTGATGTATCACTTCCATCATGAATAAAGTACATTGATAACATTTCATTTCTTGTCATTATTCCTAAAAATTCAGCATGATTTCCAAGTTCCATATAATCATTTGGAGCTGGTGTTGCTGTACATGCTAATCTAAAAGGACAATGTGAAAAGTTTTCAATTATTTGATTTCTTATTTTTCCAGTAAAACTCTTTAATATTGAACTTTCATCTAAAACTATTCCACCAAATTCATTGGCTACAAACTTATCTAATTTTTCATAATTAGTTATATTTATTCCAGGAACTACATCTGATTGACTTTCACATATATTTACATCAATACCAAATGTTTTCCCCTCCATTTTTGTTTGTGTTGATACAGCTAATGGAGCAAGAATTAAAACATTTTTTCCAGTATGTTCATACACTTTATTAGCCCATTCAAGTTGCATAATAGTTTTACCTAAACCACAATCTGCAAATATTGCTGCTTTTCCTTTTTTTAATGCCCATCTAACTATATCTTTTTGAAATTCATATAAATTTTTATTTAGTTCTTTTTTACTAATATCAAACCCACTACTTATAATTGATGTGGATTTGTTAAAAATAAAATTTTCATATTCTTGCATTGTCATCTCCTTTTATGGTACAATTCAAGAAAATAGAGTTATCTATTTTCTTTTAACCTAAACATCTAATAAACTTTGGTCGGTGCTATTAGATGTTTTTATTTTTTTATAACTTTTCCCTGCTAAAAAGTTCAACCAATGTGGTTTTATTATTAAATATTTCCCCCTTTCCTTTTCTTGATCTTTTATATAGATACAACCTGGAACTTCATTCGCCTGAATTAAACTATAAACATCATCTTTGTTTAACTCTCCATTTGATAAAGCAACAGCCTCTTCTACACTGATTTTATAATCTCCCATTTAATCACCTTTTTCTAAAAGTTCTAATGTAAATTTGCAAGTTTCAATAACACCTTGACAGTACCTAACTCTTGCATATGCTTCACCTTCTGCAAGTGGTCTATTTTCTTTCCCTAATTTGTAATATTCTTCATTAGCTTCTTTTAAATTTTGTTGTGCTAAGTTCAATTTAATTTCAATTCTTTCTTTTATTGTCATCAATATCACATCCATCCTATAAAAGTATCAAAACCTTTATTTAATGCAACCCATACAACTTTAACTACCCACTTAACTTTAAATTTTAAATAGTTAAAAAATGTTACTTTTTTAAATTTTTTATTTTTCATTGTTAGCCTCCTTTTCATCTTTTAAATTTTTTTCTAATATTTCTGTTGCCTCTTTTAAAGTTATAGTTTCAGACAAATTTAATTTACTTAGTTTATGTTTATTTTCTTGAAATACTTTACAGTGCATTTTCTTCCTCCATTTCCTTTCTATCTTCTTCTATTTCTTCCAGAATAGCAGTCCAAATCTTATTATCACAACTATTAAAGTTTCTTAAACATACAAACTTATTATTTCTATGAATTTCAATATTTTTAAACTCATAATCTATTCTTATTCTGTATTCTCCAACTACTTCATTTAGCTTTAAAGTATAGATATGTTTAAGTATTTCTGCATTACCATCTACATCTTTGCTATCTTTAAAGCAAACAGTAACCTCTTTGTTATCTATCCAAATTCTGTCCGCTTCTTCTTGCATAGCTTCCAAGATTTTATCTATAAATTTTGCTTTTAACATTTACATCAACTCCTTAATCTCCTACATATTCGTTATTGAAAAAATTAAATAAATTAGGATTATCTGCTGATAGTTCTGGAACTTTTAAATCTATAAGGTCTAAATAAGTTCTAAACCCCTCCGCATAATGAACATTAATGATAAAGTCATTTCCCTTTATAACTAAGTTTCTATTTATTTCGTCTTTATTCCAGTTATAATTAGCAGATGAAGCCAATTCATAGAATTTATCTTTCCCTATGTTATACTTCCCTACAATGAATACCTCTGTAACATCTTCCCAAGTTCTATTGTTCTTTTTTAATAAATTAAGTGTTTCTGTTAATAAATTTTTATTATTTTCCATAATTCCTCCTTGTTATTTTTTTAACTTTCTTCAATTAAATAAGCATTACTTATAAAGATAAAGAGCATAAAGAAGAAGAATACCCAAACTAGTAAAATTGATAATGTATTTTCTTTTAGCTTTTTTCTCACATTCTGAAATATAACCTAAATTTGTTATAATTATTAAAGTTATAAAAAGTCCTATATCCTCCACCTCCTTATTTTGTGCTATAATCATCTCTAAGGAGGTGATTATTATGAAAAAAGATATTGACTTTGATAAAATTGCCAAAGAAACTCTTGATGAATTAACTAAAAATTTTAAAACTGAAGGTACTTTTAAAGAAATAGGTTTTAAAATTGCAGAAATTTCTACTAAAACTGTGAAACTTATGCTTAAGAAATATCATCAAGAGCTTTTAGAAGATTAGTACCTATTGTTCCACTTATTTTTTGCTCTAAACTATTCGCAGTAGTTTGGAGCTGTTTTTTTATTTGTTTTCTTATGTATCTTTTATATTTTCTTGATTTTTGTTTCATATACCACCTTTCCTTTTTTATTAGTAATAGCATTATTTAAGAATTGAAATTAAAATAGTAGTGGCTAAAACTGAAATAGTTATAGTATTTACAAAAATTATTGCTGATAAGCGTTTTAATTCTTTTTTCATATCTGCTACTTCTGTTTTTAATTCCATTTCATTTAATTGACTTCTTTTTTTTATTTCTTCAATAAGTTTTTCTTCCATAGCCCTCCTTTTGTCTTAAAAGACAAATATTAATTAAAAAAAATATCTAATATTTTTTCAGAATCTAATTCTAAGATTTTTGATATACCTTTGATTTCTTGTAGAGTTAATGTATCTGGATTTTTAATTTTCCTATATAGTGTAGTAGGAGAAACCTTTAAAATTCTTGCTAACTCTTTTCCAGATAAGCCATTCATTAGTAATTCAACCTTTAATTTTCTAGCCTCCATGAAAAACCTCCTTTCTTTTATGTCTTTTAAGACAAAATAATATTAACACATTTTTTTTACCTTGTCAACACTTAAAGACAAAAAAATAAAAAAAATATTGACTAAAAGACAAAAAATGATATAATAAGTATATATTTGATTAGTTTTTAGAGGTGGTATTGTATGGCAGATTTTGATTTAAAGCAAAGAAGATTAGAATTAAAGATGACTTTAAAAGATGTTGCAAACATAGTGGGAGTTGGAGAAAGCACAGTTAGAAAATGGGAATTAGGTATAATTTCTAATATGAAAAGAGATAAAATAGAACTGCTTGCAAAAGCTCTAAAAGTATCCCCTTTAGATATTATGGGAGTTCAAAAGAAAACTTCTGCTGAATTAGTTTCTAATTTTAGAATAGATACAAGAGAATTAGATAAAATGAAACTTAGTGATGAGGAGATAGCAAAACTTAACTCTGAAATGCAAAAATATTTTAATTTTATACTAAACGAATTTAAAAAAAGTGAGGGTGAAAAATAATGAGTTTCACTATTACACCATACATTAAATATGGTAAATTTAGAATGGATTATCATATGTATTTTGAAATTATAGATAAAATAAAACCTCATATGATGGAAATTGCTGATTATTTTAAAATTGAATATAAGAACCTTAGATATTATCATATTATTAGATATGCCCAAGAGGCTTTAAATGTAAAAATAATTAATTATAGTTTCTTTTCAAAGTTAAATAATATTATAGCTGGAAGTTTATATGTAAAGAATGATGATATAATTATATGCTTAAATTCATCATTGAATAGAGGAAGACGAATCTTTACTATATTGCACGAAATAAAACATTTATTAATTGACATTCCTCTTGGAATATCATCACAATTTGATGACCATCTAAATATAAAATTTGAGGATAAATCAATGATTGAGATTGAAGCTGATACGATTGCTTCATATATGTTTAGTTCAGATACAGCCTTAGAGGAAGCTATATATAAGTTAGGTTTTACATATGAAGAATTAATGAATGAATTTGGCTATAGTCATGAAGCTTTAAAAGTTAGATTGCGTAATTTCATAGTTTTTAGTCTTCATGAAACATATCAATCTGCAGAAGAATTAATTACTAATTACATAAATGGAAAGAAATCAAATCTATTATTTGCAATAGATGAAGCTATTGTTAAAGGATATTATGCTTAACAAAAAATTTTAAATAAAGGGAGAGATTTTATGAAAAAGAAAATTTTAATTGGAATTGTGGCTGTTATTGTCGTTGTTGGTGTAATTGGGTCATTAGGTGGAGATAAAAAAGAAGTATCAACTACTTCTAATACTACTACTCAAGAAGTTGCAAAGGTTGAAGAACAAAAAGAAGAAAAGAAACAAGATGATACTCCTATGGAATATATTGCAGCTTTAGGAAAAGCTGAGTTTTATGCTAATGAAGTAAATATGTCTAAAAAAGCCTTATATGAACAATTAACCTCTGAATATGGTGAAAAATTTCCTAAGGAAGCTGCTCAATATGCAATAGATAATGTTGAGGCTAATTGGAAAGAAAACGCATTAAATAAGGCTATATTTTATCAAAAAGAGATGAATATGTCTAGGCAAGCAGTGTATGAACAATTAGTATCAGAGTATGGTGAAAAGTTTACAAAAGAAGAAGCAGATTATGCTTTGGAAAATTTACCTAAATAAAAATATTAATTAACTTTAAAAAAAGCCCCACAAGGTGCTGGGAACACCTAGTAGGGTTTTTAAGAGTGTGATACTCTTTGTAATTCAGATATTAAAATTATATCACACTCATTTTTA